GGAAAGAACAGTAGCCAATGTTGGTGTCAATATTGAACAGCAAGTACAGCAAGCTGGCATTCATTTACAACTAGCCGTTGATCAGAAGGTAGCTGAGATAGAACAAAAAGTTTCATCTCTTGCAAGCCCTGTGATGGCATCTGTTTCCGCGAAAGTGGATACAGGTGTGTCTATTGCAACTTTTGTTGCTCTAGCCGGTGCAGTTTATTATTTATGTCGTAATTTGTTTGTGCGTCACGCTGAAAAGAAGGAGGGCCTTGAGAAGCTCACTTCCAGTAAGGTGTTTAAATTGTTCGATTGCTTGGCACTGACAGTTATTGTGTCCATGATGCTCTACAATGGTCTATCCTTCGCATATGATATGTGGAGACAGGTGAAGCTAATCTCTGGGATGGCTTCTTCAGCATGTTCTGGGGTTTCAATCCTCAGCTCGTTGTTTGGTGGCTCTGATGTCGCCCCTGTATTTGAAATGGATCATGTAAAGTTTGTGCAAACTAGTGTTGAGAAATTAACTCAAACCATTGATACGAAGCTTGAGGAACGAAAGCAGGGTAAGGAAGAAGACCAAAAGTCCGATTCTGAATCCCTCCCTCTTACAGCTGAGTTGAATTTGGAAACCACAGCAGAAAAGCGTGAGGCTTGGATGAGGAAAGTGCAGTTAGAAATGGCTGCTCGTTTCCCGTCCGATCCCCGGTATGCCGAAATGGCTAAACCAACGCCTGCTAGTGCTCCTCGTTTGCCTGGTGATACGCGTGGCTTGGGTGCCTCAGTCGCAACTGAAAAACCTGAGCTTGTTGTGCCTCCATCCGCCTTTGATGCGCTCCGCGAGTATTGGAACCAGACAGAAGATCTGGTCCATCTGAATGCGTTGAAAAAGCAATGCACAGATAAACCATGGCTACTACCAGTGGCTATGATTTGTTTATTCGCAGTTCTCTTGCTTGTAGTTAAAGTACTGCACAAGTCTGAACGCAAAGGTCGGAAGAAGGAACAGTCTAAAGCTAAAGCAGAGAAGGCTGAAGCTAAGACACAGCAACCGAAGAAAAATGCTTCGGGAAAGAAAGCGAAAGCTACCCATCCTGTAGTAAC